CCGGTGTAGTATTCAGCCTCGTTAAGAAGTTTATTAGTTTTTCTTGTCTTGCTCACTGTTCTCAATACTTACTATTCCAATCTTAAATCTACCAGAACATTTTGGACAAAGCCATTGAGCTTCGTTAATTACTTGTGTACCTCTATTAACTCTCATAACTCGAGGGTGAACCGGCCCGAAGCCGCAAATATGGCATTTTTCAGGACGTGGAACTACAGTTTGATTCATCCATATATTTATTCGAACATCTTACAGAAGTCCACTAAAGATTCATTTACGCTTTTTCCAAACACATTCTTCCATTTATCAAGTTCGTTAATAATAGAATTAAATTCTGATTCTTCACAGATTTTTTTAAATGCTTCAAAATCCGGCTTAAAGCTTTGAAGTTCTTGAAATTGCTGATTGTAAAGGGCAACTTCTTCAATACTATTAGAAATACCGTATGTGAGATCTACTAACTTGAGATTTTCCTTTACTTTATCTATATATGGATTTATTAAGTCTGTCTGGTTAGCGGTGAATGCTTTTGCAAGTTTTACCCCTTTAACTTTACCGAAACCTTCAATACCTGCAATATTATCAGAAGTATCTCCTACTATTGCCTTATAATATACGTATTCTTTCGGGGTTAACTTAAAGTATTCTTCAAAGTTATTAATATCTATAAGTACCTTTTTAATAGGGTTATAGAAAGAAACATCCGTAGAAACTAATTGAGCAAAGTCGTTATCAACGCTTATAATAATTTTTTTGCCCTCTACAACAGTACATAGCCAACTGATTACGTCGTCCGCTTCAAGAGATCCAGGAAAAATATTCTTTATACCAAGAGAACGAGTGCCCCGGAGTATGTTTTCCATACTGTCATACACTTCCTTGTTACGTGCATGATCTCGGGTACCCTTATAAGTGCCTTCAGTTAAGGTCTTTCGAAAATTAGTTTGTTTGGTAAGCTTAGTATCCCACGCAAGATAAATTTTATTAGATTTAAACGTCGTCGCGTTGGATTTTATCGTTTTTAAGAAGGTGAACAAGCTCCCGGTTTCCACTCCTAATGAGTTCGTTAACGGTATCTTTGTATTTTTTGCGATCCAATGAGCGCGATGGAGCGCGTTGTTCCCGTCGATCAATAGGGTTGGTGTGTTTTGTGTGCTCATATTCAGCTAAACAAACATTATGCACTCTCTTAGGCAAGACGTCAACAGGTATTATTACTTTATTTGCAATACCCCATTTTACATCCCTATCGGGTATAACTCTTTCAAATTTATCTGGTAAAGAAAAATATACGGTATGTTCAAACGTCTTAGATACTTGCACTAACCATTCTCCCTTATATTTTAAGCTGCAGGCGAGTCTGCAGATACAATCTCAACAGGTTGATTGTTAAGATCGTATCCAATAATCATATAAGCCCCTAAGAATTCTTTTATTTGTTGATCTAAAGAATCTATTTCTCGGCGTTTTTCTTTTACAACTTTATTTTTTAAGGTCTTTAAATATTCAAGCTTGGCTAGCTGTATCATTTCTTGCATAGCCTGTTGCTCGTCTCGAGTTATTTCTATCGTCGCGGAAGCTTGTGGCGTGCTGGTAGTAGCAACATTTTTTGTTTTAACTGTCTTAGTGGTCTTCTTTGAAGCCATTTATAATATTTATATATTAACGAACCAAACCACGTAGTTCAGGTTCAGATACTGTAGCTGTAAATCCGCCTACCACACCCTTGACTATACAGCCTATTGCGTCGTGAGAATGAAGCGACTCAAGATGGGAACATACGATCTTAAAATCTACGATACGAGAATCTTTATTAAACTCTTCATAAAGCAAGCGAGTTGCATCCTCCACGAACTTTAGATATGCCCCATTAAGTTCAGCAAATGCTTGTTCGTCTTCTCTCTTTACCATAACTTGCGTCTCGGTCTTAAGAGCGTTGAGACACATCTTTTGAATCTCTTCAAACCAAATATGATCATTATATTTGATAGAAATACGAGCTGTTGAGCGCTGCGAGTGAGATACTACAGCTTTGTTACGGTATTTACGAGCATGTTCCCCAAGTTCGAACGAGCACGGGCATGCAGAAGAATACACAAAATCAAAATGAATAATCTTGTCAAAGACTCCAGCTTGATTAAGATTACACTCAATAGCAATATTATAATATTGATAGCCTTTGTTACCGGATCGTAGGCTCTCCTGCAAAATAGGATAAGAGATCTTGAGAATAATTTTTGCGTCAAACGTACCTAGATTCTTCTTATAAAGCTTAAGAACATCTTCGATATAATTAGCATCAAAAACATTATCCTTATGCTCGTAGAACGAACGAATGATACGGGACATATTGATACCTTTCTTATTAGCATCAAGAGAAACAGTACCTGTAACTCCAGTTTCGAGTTCGATAACAGTGCCATCTGCTCGAGTCCATTTAAGTGGAAGTTTAAAATTATGAATACCTACTTGCTGGATAGCAACATTTGCACCCTGAATAAGGGACGACGGACCATTCTGTAGGTCAGGTAAAGTAGCAATATAAGCACTGTCTGGCTTAAGACTTGTATCGTAGGTACGATCAGGCTCCATATACTTGTAGTTAACAGCGTCGAATGGAGCGCTCTTACCTTCTACATCTTCACCAAGCCAATCATATTTCTTAGAATTACTCATATTATTTAATGTATGTTTCAGATTTGTTATTAATACCGTGTTTAACGAGATAGCTAATTATAACCTCAATTGATTCAGTCTTCAACTTGAACTTTTCAGGAAAATATTGTCCTCCGTCATAAAATTCAAAAAACGTCTCTCCGAACATGTCTTTATGATTAATGTAACAAGTGCAATATACTGAAGAATAACCCGGGTCAATTAAGACAGTCCAGCTTCGCGGGTCAGCTTCACTATAGCTATCAAACATTTTATAGACTATGTAACCGGAGTCTTTAAGACGTTTTACAAAATAGCTTAAAGTTGTAATTTTGTTTGCCATTATTTTACTAGACCAGATATAACGAAAGTAAATTCAGTACTATCGGTAGGTTTAATAAAGAGAGACATAATCTTGTAATTATTGTTAATACCTACTCTTGCAATGTCAAATTTTACCCCGGCAAACAATCTGAATATATCTAGATTGAACGGTATTACCTGTGTAAGAGGTACACCATCAACCTCTTCAGTAAGTTTCATCGACACGCTATCAGTGTTGCTCTTTTCTTTATCACCTAGCTCACAGTAAATACCATCGGGCTGCCCGTACAGGTATATTTTATTAGTTTCGGAGGTAAACGAACTGGCTTTTAATATTTCTTGAAGTTTCTTACTAGAGATATTAAAGCTAGTATCATAATTTAGAGATTCTATCTTTTCTCTTTTAAGAGTAACCTTAGGTACAATAGAATCATCTAAGAAATGGTATTTAAATTGTATTTTGTCAGACTTATAAAACAGATGGTTAGAATTTAACTTAAAAGTAATTTCTTCATCTTCAATACAATCTAAGACCCTTAGAAGTTTTTTAATATCTCCGATGTTTAAAGAAATATCCTGCTCGGCATCAATACTATAATTGTATTTACCGAGAACAATAATACTCGAATCAGGTTTGTTACAAACAGCATGAAGGCCGTTTTTACCTGCTTTAATAGAAACGATATCTACTGCTTTACCGAGAACATTTAAAAAATTATCGGCAAAATCTTTTTTAGCCAGCTTAAGTTCCATTGTCTAGATCGGTTTTCAATTTTTTTTTATCGTTTAAAACAATAACCTCATTTACTTTAGCAGTCAAGATGTTTATCTTAGTTTCTAATCTTTCTATAGCTTCAACCACCTCTTCGTAGCGAGTAACTTTATTAAAGTTAAGTTCTAGTTGATTAGGATCAGAAGGTTCTTGCGTAGGGGAAGCGTAAACCGGGGCCGGTACGGCTTGCATTGTAGGCAAGTTAGGTACAGGAGCGTGAACCGGGGCTTGAGGCTGAACCGGGGCAGGGGTTGGTGCAACAGGCTGAGAGTAATTAGGAACGTTGACTGGTTTATATGCTCTAAGTATTTCTGAAGGCATTACTTTAGCAATATCTACATCCCCTACTTTAAGTCCTTCCCCTACTGCGGCGCTTCGAATGCCGTTGAGATCAGCTCTAAGCTGTTTAGCAAAAAGAGCAGCTGCCATAATTTGCTCTTGATTAACAAACTGAGCTTCTCTTTCAGCAGCTGCTAAATTAGCTTTAACCGTGCCCGGGTCTATAAACTGAGGTTTGGATGGCTGCATTAATTAAGCTCGTCGAGGCCATTGATGAGCGCCATTACTTTATCGTCATGGCCATTATCTGTATTCTCAGCTTTAGCAGGTGATGGTGCAGTTGTGGCAGGCTTAACAGGCGTAGCTGGCTGAGTTTTCACCGGAACTTTAGGGGCAGGGGCTTCATAAGGCACATCATCCTCTTGAACCTCAACCCCTTCCACAGAAGTCTCTTCTGTTTCTGTTTTACCATAATAGTTAGTCTCAATAAAATTCTTGATTTCTTCGGCAGACTTACGCTCCACAAAGGTATTAAGATCAAAGATATTATTATAGGTTTCTTGAACTCTAGCTTCATCAAAGCCTTCAATAGCTGAAGGATTCAAGAATTTCGATGCGGTATAAGTAGGATATTTCGGTGCGCCTGGCTTATCAGAAACGAGTTCCACCTTAATACGCAAATTGCATCCTTCGGGAGACAGATCAAAAATACGTGCACCAAACTCGTCAGAATCGTCTCCATTAATAGCAGATTGAATAATTTTATCTAGTTGACGGCCGTACCGTAGTACCTTAATAGTACCATTATTTTCAGGTTTCTTAGGATCATTAACCACTAACACGTTTACAAGCCAGTTCTCCTTACGACGTAAATTAGCCTTGGCGCGTTCTTTATCTTGCTCGCTACCATCGCGCATGACCTTAAAATAAAGTTCACTTACCGGGCAACGCTCACCCCAGGTAGAAGGCGAGGTAATGCTAGCATACTGACCGGTAGCAATACTATTCCAGCCATGATGAAAATAATGAAGAATAGTCTCTTCAGGGTTTTTAATGTTGGGAAGAAGTCTTACAACGTAAGTAGCTGGAGCTTCTAGCTGAAGAATATTACGGTATGCAGAATTACCTGTTGTCTTAGTCTTAGCCTTATCAAGCGCAGACTTGATGCTTTCAAACATGTTAGAATTATAGGATTTCATATGTGTAGTAAAATGATAGTTTAGAATTAATTTTTATCAAGAGAAGTTAGTCGTTTAATAGATTCGTTAATGATTTTTTTGGCTTTTATAGAATTATTTAATCTTAGTTTAAATTTTACAATGTCCTTGTGAAAGGTTTTGCAATAAAGTTCTCGGTCCTGATCTGACATGCTATCAAATATAATATCAAAGTTAGGTAAAGCAAGTAAAAAATACAGATTGATGTTACCTTCTACATAATCCATAACAGAACTATACGTGTACCCGTTTTTCTGGGTAAGATAGTGCTTGAAGGTAATACCAGAAGTAATAATTTTATTACCAATAAATTTTACGCTACGTATTATGTCTTGTATTTGATTATCGGAATCAGGAGACTCTTCTAATTTTTGTTTAATATCTCTTTTACGACTTTGCTACGGCACAAATTGTTATTATAACGTAAAAATAGCAATATTGCTTCTCGTTTAGAGTCGGTTTCAGTAAGATTCATAAAAATCCTGCAATATGTATTGTTTTTTACTAGTAATGAAAAAATAGCTACGTTATTAAGCTTTTTATTGTGTATAATAGAACAAAATGATCCGAATTTAATTAATTCAATTTCAACCTCATCTTTTGTGAGGTTTATTAGCGGCGTTTCAAGTACTGCTTCTTCTAGCGCTCCTACTACCCCTGACATATTGTTATAGCGGGCCTAATAGCTTGGTAAAATTCATAAATGTATCAGTAATTTTACCACCTGCTGCATATTCGTGTCCGCCTCCTTCGCAGAGTTTAGCAGCTAATTTAGATAGATCTATTTCACAATTTTTTGTCTTACGAAAAGAGACGTGACCTGCGTTTGTATTGACAAAAAACGCTATCTCAGCATTATGTTTTTTAATTAAATAATCGCAAACCTCATTAACAAATTTATCTCCTGATGTGCCGTATATTGTTCGTTGTTTGCCTTGTATCGATACCGACCCTTTAAATATTTGAAGTTCTTTAATAGTTTTGTCTCTACGAATAATATGATCTTTAATAATATTATTTTCTTGAGAGTTAAAACCAGTAAACCCTTCATAAAAACGTGCAATAAATTTTTCTGCTTTTTGTGCACCTGCAGACTTTTGTAAATTTAATAAAAGGCAGTTCATTTCATATGACTGCGGCAATTTTAAGGTATAGCTGTCGTAATCATCAGCAATCGCTACGAGGGTCTTTTGAGCTGTAGTAAGCTGTGCTGGTCCGTAGAGCTTGTATAAAAGTTTAGCACAACTTGTTGTTTCTACTACGTTTACTTTTGCGCTTTTATATTGATTTACGGCTCTACTATGGGTTAGATGGTGATCTATTATTACAAAGTTTTCTTTATCGACTAAATCTGCGTTATTAGAAACATCAAGATCTAAAATATAAATCTTTTCATAATCAGTAGGCTTATGATCGTTTAACCAGCTTAAGTACTCTCTTCTAAAATTAGAAACTGTAGTAGATTTAAATTTT